TATTGGGCGTTAAGTCCAGCAAGTGACTGGGTGCAGACTAATTTTGCAGATGGGCGCAGAGGTTTCTGTATTGAGGAGATAGCCGAAAATTTTAAAACATTTACAAACATTCAACTATGAAAAAACTGATAATGATTATACTATTGTTTGGAGTAAGCCAAGCGCAAGTAAATAAAAGGAAACTACGAAGCAATCTTCATGACTGCGAGAACGCATTATCAGCGTGTTTAAGCGCACAAAATATAACAAGTGATACTATTTATATCTATACTGCAAAAGAAGCTGTAAGAGTCGCTAAACAAGTCGAGAAGACTAAACGAAAAGTAAAGGTGCAAGAAACAAAACAGAATAAGAGTAACAATAAAACCGATGTCAAAACGGACTGGTTTTTAAACTTGATGCAAAGTATGACAAGAATGACTGCGATACTAACTGCTGGTGGCTTTGTTGGTGGTGGGGTTGTGCTTACGAAATTACTACAAGCACTCAAAACAAAAGTATCTTGGCTATCTTGGCTACCTATTTAATGTGCATAAAAAAATAAAAAACAAAAGTATAAACGACTTATCTTTACGACTCTATGACGCCCTACTCTGGGTAGTTTCATTGTTTTTGTTTTGGTGCGCATCTACTCGGTGCGCACTTTTTTTTAAATTATTTTCATTTTTTTTTACTCGAATAGTAAAAAATTAAAAAACTATTTGTAGTTTTACGTCAAGTTATTAATTAATCAAAAACAAACACGATGGAAAAATTATCAAAAATACACAAAGACTACATTCTTAATATGATTAAGAACAATGAGGGAATAAACAATATTAAGGCTTATTGTTTAGGTGCTGGTTTTAATGTTACAAATTATTCAAGTCCAATCCATATTGATGAATTTGGAAAGTTAACGATGAGATATAGATGTGAAAACACATACTATTATATTTAATAAACTAATGGAGGATGCCGAAAATCCGAAACAGAGTAGGCTAATTTTAAAACAAATAACAATGGAATCACTAAACAATTTTTTTAATCAACTAAATGCAATCAACGAGCATTTTGAAAACAATTTTTTTACACCAAAAGAAAATACAATGATAGACCAATTAAAAGCAGAACGCAAAAGACAAAAGATTAGCAGAGCAGCAATAGCACCAAAACTCGGTGTAACTGAGGCTACATTATTTAACTGGGAAAGTGGCAAGAATGACATCACATTTAGCAAGTTCTTGGATTACGCCAAGCTACTTGGAATCGAAGTTAGTATCGAATTCCAAAACGAGCAGAATAACAAAGTAAATCAGTCGTTACAAGTTGTTCAGCGACTAACAGAATTAAAGCTACCCAAAAGCCTTAATGACAGAAACGAGTTAGATGGCATTTACACTAATACTTATTTCGAGTGCGAAAGTTTGGAAGAAGAAGAGATAGAGATTTCATTATGCTTTAACGATTTAGATGTTTGGTTTGATTATGTGATAGAACGTGATGCAGTTATTGAGCATTTTTACACCACGAATAGCCAATACGAAGCTTTAGTTGATATGGACTATTTGGCACATAAACAAGCGTGGGTAAGCTACGAAGAAATAGAGTTGGATTATGAGGAGATTTTTAACTACTTGGTACGGACTGGCGAGATTGCAAATTACTTACAATATCAAATTGAGCAATGAGAATAAGAAGCACAGTAAAACCAGATATTCGGTTAAGTTTCAACGACTGGATAAAATACATTAGAGAACAAGTAAACAAAACTAAAAAATAAGACAATGGAAAATTTAGCACTAATAACAGAGAAAGATTTGAGTTTGGTGGAGGAAAACTCGCTCAACGCACAACAACTTAAACAACTACTTAAAAAGACTCCAGAGAGATACGTTCATAAGCGACCAGCTAAAGGTGGTGGAAGTTGGGACTATGTTACTGGAGGATACGTTAAAAAAGTATTGAACTTGATGTTTGGCTGGGATTGGGATTTTGAGATTATGGATGAAAAAATCATTCACGGAGAAGCAGTAGTTAAAGGTCGTTTAACCTGCCGTACAAATGGGCGAACTATTGTAAAGATGCAATATGGGAATAAGGACATAATGACTAAACGAGGAAGTAATGAGCCATTAAGCATAGGTAACGACTTAAAGGCTGCCGCTACTGATGCACTCAAGAAGTGCGCTGCTGAAATTGGTATCGCTGCTGACATTTATAATAAGATGGATTTCAACGAGGTTAATGTTCACGTTCCGCAATCAAGAGATTGGAAAGCAGAATTAGAAGCAGAGAACAGTATAACTGGCTTAAACGAAATATGGCGACAAATGTCCGAGAATGAGCAAGTAAGATTCAAGCTACTTTATACTGAAAAATTAAATGAGTGTGGATTGTCTTAAATTTAAAAAATATTATTAACTTAGCGTAAACAAAAAACAAAACAATGAATTTTAGTAACTACATTTTCCGCAGTCATTCAGTAGGCAACATTATATCTGTGCCGAAGCCATTAACACCTAACCAAGCAGAAACGCTTGAAGACTATCGCAAACGTCAAGCTGGGAAGGGCAGACCATTAACAGAGAATCAGCTTAAAACTTGGCACTCATTAGAGCATAAGCACAACGAAAGCCAAACGTATAAGCTAACAGACACCGCTAAACGTATGTGCACCGATTTAGTTTTTGAGGCTCGTACTGGTCGCAAATCAAAACTTGAAACCAAGTACTTTGACAAGGGCATCGAAAAGGAAAAAGATGCACGAGATTTAGTAAGCGAGGTATTAGGCAGACCATTCACTAAAGACGATGAGCGCAGAGCCAATAGTTGGGTAACTGGAAAGCGTGACATCCAAGACGATAACTTGATAATAGACATTAAGACATCGTGGAGTTTTGAATCATTCAACAAGCACTTACTTGATACACCTAACGAGGTTTATTTGCGCCAATTAGACTGTTATATGGACTTATGGAACATTAACGATAGCTTACTTTGCCACGTTTTAGTAGATACTCCTGCAAAGCTAATAGACGACGAGATTAGACGTTTAGACTGGAAGTATAACATTACGGATATGAACGGAGATGTGCGTGATGAGTTTGTAGCTGATGTCGTGGAGTTGGTTTGTAACCATATTTTTACTCGCAAAGGACTTGAGGACTATTGTTTACAATCAAGCAACGTGCATTTAGAATGGTTTATGGACTTTAACGAGATACCAGTTGCCGAGAGGCTGCATATGATACCGCATTCATTCGACCCGATTAGAATAATTCAACGTAACGAGTGCATCACATTGGCGAGGGAGTATATGAACACAATTAAACCAATTAATAATATTATTAAACTTTAAAAAACAAAACAATGACAAGAGCAAAAACCGAAGCCTTTATTCAAGGCATTACAGATGGCACTTTTCAAGGAGATGCTGCCACGATTTACAACCTTATAAGAGATAAGCACGTTATGACTTTACCCGAAATTTCAGTAATTTTGGATAAATCGCTTAACCAGTTCAGCGGCAGAATTTCAGAGTTACTTGATGCTGGATTGATTAAAGAGATGAAAGGCGAAAAGTACAGTCTATTCCGAATAACACAAAGCGACCAAGAACGCTACGAGTGCGCCAAGATTCGACACGATGAAAAGATTGAAAAGTTGCGCAAAAAAGCTGATGAGTTAGGTTATTTTTTAGTCAAAAAAATGTGGTAAGATGAGTAACGAAAGACAATTCAGTAAAACGATTGTGCTATGTTCACTATTGGATTTAGCGATGGAAGAACTGGCGATGTCAAAAGAATTTAAGCGCAGGACAAAGCTTTATAAAGGAGTGCTTGAACGTGAACTTAAACGCCAACAGTTAGCCGTTGAAATTGAATGTGGTAAACAAGTAGCTGACGATGGTTTGGCTGCTCAAAACCAGTTAACTCTGCAAGTGGATTACATACTTGATGTTATTTTTGGAATCACAGAAAATAAAGAACTGGTAAAAAGTATTGAGGAACACCTGCTGGGTGATTAATTACAAAATTTATAATTTTGCGATATTATCTTTAAACTATTAAAGCGCACTCCTTACATTATATGCGCTACGGATTTTTTTATAATCCCTTGTTTGATTTTCGAAGTAAGGAGCGAAATGAGAGCAAGGGATTTTTAATTTTATACGATTATGGCAAAGGAACTACCATATTTTAAATTTGAGCCAAGCGAATGGGATAACGGACTTATTCAAATGTGCAGTAGAGAATCAAAAGGATTATTTATTGATATTTGCGCAATGTACTGGTCAAGACTTG